AAAGATGATTGGTTCCCGAGCTGAAGTTTTCCATGGCACCGCTGATAGCACCTCTGGTGGTCTCACGAAGAAGGATCTCACGATGAAGGATGGTCGCATCATTTCCAAGGCGGCGAGCAAGGCGGCGAAGAAGTCCCTCAAGAAGAACCCCAAGTTCCAGGTGTTTGTCGATGAGGCGAAGAAAAAGAGTGACAAGAAGGGTTGCTTCTGCGTGATGCCTTCGAATGACACCAAGGCGTACGAGAAAATGATGAAGAAGGCTGAAAAAAATATGTCTAAAAAGTAAGAATGACCCTCTCCAAGTGGGAAGAATCCGTCAAAGTAGCAAAGATTAAGTTAGGCATGGACCTAAAGAAATTTACCAGGATACAGGGTAAGCTTCTTAAGGAGGCTCAGGCTATTTATAGTATTTTACTGTTGAATAATTCTAAATAATAAATTGAAATCCCTTGAGATTTTGTGGCTCATATACAACGAGCTGATGAAGTTTCCAAGTACAACCGAACATTTTGTTCAAGAAATACACACTGTTGAGTTCAACGATGGCATGTCCCGAATTTCTTGCATAGAGTCCGTTAGTTACTTCATCTTTTTTTGGATTTTTGTCTGCGTCAAAAACAGACGCCTTGATCTGATCTTCCACGTTCGTATCGACTTTGATGCGAAACTTTGGTTCGCGACCCGCGGATTCCTTGATGTTTGAATTAAACATGGGGGACAGCTCCTCCTTGGACATGGGTTTTCCAAAGATGACCTCACTTTGTTCCACCACAGCGCCGATGATTTTATCCTCGAGTTCTTTCAACGAGTCGTAAAAGTTTTTTATGTAGCTCCCTTCCTCGTCGTATCCCTTCACGGCAAAGTCAATGTTGTACTTGGTGGCTCCAACCTCGGGGGTGAAACCCGAAACACCGAAGGGCATATACATACGGGGAAGTTGCACCCGAAGGGGGGTTCCCTGTTTGGTAGAGATGACAATTTTCCGATTATTATATTCATTGATTTGAAGATTTTCGATAGCCTTGTCCATGTCTTTCTACATCTCACACGTTTCAAAACTTTAAGCTGAACATGCCACACAATCCGGCTCTAGACTAAATTGGATTGGTCGAGCCTTCGCCTTGGATCGGAGATAATACATCCCCGTCTTTAGACCAGCCTTCCATGCGTACATGTGCATCGAGGAAAGTTTAGACATCGTTGGACTCTCCATGAAGAGGTTCATGGATTGTGATTGGTCGATGAAACGACCACGGTCAGCCGCCATATCGATGATACACTTTTGACTGATTTCCCATACAGTCTTGTAGAGTTTCTTGATGTCCTCAGGGATATCGACGATGTTTTGAACGGATCCACCCGCCTTGACCATGAGGTCCTTCATCTCCTTGGACCAGAGACCAACCCTCTTGAGATCATCAACGAGGTGTTTATTGACCACCACGAACTCCCCAGCTAGGGTACGCCGCAGATAGATGTTGGTCGTGTAGGGCTCAAAGCATTCATTGTTGCCCAATATTTGAGCCGTGGAGGCGGTGGGCATCGGTGCCATGAGAAGACTGTTCCTCAGTCCCTTAGTCTTCACACGCTCCCTCATAGCATCCCAGTCGTAGCGCCCACTGAACTTGGTGTCGCCCTTCCACATGTCTGGTTGGAGAAGACCTTGGGACGTGGGGGATCCCTCGAAGCTCTCGTAGGATCCATCAACCTCCGCCAGCTCCGAGGATGCCTCGAGAGCGGCATGGTACATAGTCTCAAAGATGTGTGCATTCATGAGACGAGATTCTTCACAATCGAAGGGGAGACCACAGAGGATGAAAACATCCGCGAGACCCTGGACACCCAAACCGATGGGACGATGTCTCATGTTGGAACGCCTTGCAGTCTCCACGGGGTAGAAATTACGGTCGATGACCCGATTCAGGTTCTTTGTGACAGTCTTCGTGACCTCATGGAGTTTATCGTAGTCGAAGGTCTTTGTTTCCTTATTGACATACTTGGGGAGGGCGATGGAGGCCAGGTTACACACAGCCGTTTCATCTTTGTCTGTGTGCTCTATAATTTCGGTACAGTTTCCTGTGAGAATACCGTTAAATACACCCCGATGCCCGAGTGGTTCGTTGAAACAGAACGTATCTGCGATGTCTCCAAGATCTTCGACAGAGACAATCTTCTCAAAGTGAAGTGCTTGACGATTTGGCTGCTGTTGGGTATCAAGGTTCAAGCGCTTCGTTTGTAAACCAATAGTCTTCAGAAGTTCAACTCCACCACTTGGAATTAGAAGGCGCCATAACTTTTTACATGTGTATCGACCACCAGGCATGTCTCTAGAAGTTTCATCTTGCGCTGTATTAATGCGAGAGTTGACACCCATCGTTTGAAGCATGAGTAAAACATCCCTGATGAAATCATAATGAATAGAACCAATCTGGATAGAAATGCCTCGACCCCCTTGGTGTCTCGTGACACAGCCGTCACCATCCATGAAACCAGCCAACCACTCAAGTTTTGTATTGAGTGAATAGTTTATGGGTACGACGAACTTCTCATCGATATCTTTCGGGAGACGGAGACGAACTCGTTTACACATATCATTCGTAGAAGCATAATCATACTCAGTGAACTTCATGAGTTCCTTCTTTTCATGATAGAGATCCAACCACTTCTGTTCGGAGTGTGAATTAGCCTGACAAGTACCATCATTTTCATATTCCTTTTCATTTAATTGGTGACGCATACAAAGACCATTTTCTTTCGCCGTGTAAGAGCATCTTTTCGGGTCACCAGAAGATGAAGTCGTTCCATCCGCACAAAAGAGGCCGTGAGTGTATGCATAATTCATATATTTTTCATTTGATTTAATAACAGGTAAGGAGTGCTTAATAATTTTCATATCTTTTTTAAGATTTTGAGCTTCGATGGGTTCATCATGACCAACGATCCAAAACTTGTGGTACGGTGTGCAGCGAAGTGAGAGACCCCTACTTGTGTTGACCGTTAGGAGTTTTTGATTTTCACCGGTTTGACGAATAGTCGTATTTGAAAACTCTTCACCGTTCCATACTTCAACTTCTTGATCTTTGAGTTCTGAAATTACCCGTTGCCCCTCACTCGTGAGAATCTTGGTTTCAGGTGCGACACACAAATTGGAGCTCTTGATGACACCCAAATTCTTCTGGTTCGACTTAGAGTTGCACGCATCCTTGTAGAGCATATAGGGGGTGCCAGTCTCCGTTTGGGACTTGAGAATAGCCTTCCATACATCGGCTGCGGGGAGGGTCGTATTGGCGAGACCCTCCTCCTCATACTTTAGGTACAACTCTTCAAACTCCTGACCGTAGCAGTCAGAGAGACCCTTAGCCGTGTCTGGGCAGAAGAGGGACCAGTTTCCCCCCTCCTCGACCCTCTTCATGAAGAGGTCGGGGATCCAGAGGGCTGAGAAGAGGTCGCGGCACCTCGCCTCCTCGTCACCTTGGTTGAGACGGAGTTCGAGGAATTCCATGATGTCGGCGTGCCACGGTTCAATATAGACTGCGATCGACCCCTTCCGACGACCGGCTTGATTCACGTAGCGCGCGGTTGCGTTGAAAACCCTGAGCATGGGGATGATACCATCCGATTGTCCGTTGGTGCCACGAATCTTCGACTTGTTCCCCCGAATATCGTGGATATGCATCCCGATACCCCCAGCCCATTTGGAGATTTGGGCACATTCTGTGAGGGTCCCGTAAATTCCATCGATGCTATCTCCCTTATTTGCGATGAGGAAGCAACTCGACATTTGTGGTCGGGGCGTCCCAGCGTTGAAGAGTGTGGGGGTGGCGTGAATGAAGAGTCCTCGGGACATCTTGTCGTAGGTGTCGAGAACAGATGGGATGTCCCTCCCATGAATACCGATGGAAACCCTCATGAACATATACTGTGGTGTCTCGATCAACTTCCCATCGACGCGTTGGAGGTAACTCTTCTCGAGGGTCTTCAGACCGAAGTATCCAAAGTCGAAATCGCGGTCGGTGTCAATTGCCCCCTTGAGCTGTTGGGCAACCTCCACAACCTCATCGGTAACGACACCCACTTTATGGAGTTTCTTCATGGCGAGATGAACATTATTGGGGCACACCTTGTGAATGTTACTGGCGATGATACGGGTGGCTAGAATTTCATAGTCAGGGTCGGCGGTGATCATACCAACACAAATTTCAGCGGAAAGTATGTCAATTTCCTGCGCGGTGATGTTATCATACATCGAAGAGAATACCTGCTGTGCAACCTTGGAGGAATCACAATTTTCCGAGAGTCCATACGTTAAGTTCTTGATCCTATTGGTGACGTTATCAAATTTCATTTCCTCAATACGACCTGAGCGTTTAATGACCCTCATATATATTTCATTCTACTTTTATTTTTAACTTATTTCTTGCACTCGAGGTCTTTACTCCTCACCGCAACGGTCCCGAACGTTTCAAATTTACGGTCGGATTGGAGCAGGTAGGTATTCACAAAGAAGGGACCCTCCTCACCCGCCTTGCTCACAGGGGGGTAGGATCCAACGAAGCAGGCTGGGGGGCTGCATGGAATTTGTTCGGAAGTTGGTGGCTTGTTGGCGTAGATTTCATCAAAGTCAGCGAAGTTCACCATTTACTATCTACATATAATTTTTTTCGGCGAGTACACTATATGTGTGATAACCTCCACCTCGATTCCCTTCAGCAGTGTGAGACTCCACTGAACACCCTATTCTTTTCCGATTTCAACAAAAATCTGATTCAGCGTGGCATCCGGCAGGCGTTCAAGAATAAGACTGGTATCGCCATCGACTACCAGAATCCCGACGACTTGTACGGTATCATGCGCGCCGTCTTCATCAACAACTCTGGTGATCACTACGAGGATGTCAAGGAGCAGGTCAAGAAGATTAATATCCGTGTGATCACCACCGCCATGTCCCAAATTCAAACCGGTGTTTCCCAATTCATCGCTTATAATCGTGACATTGACACCATAAGTGTTCCCCTGGACCAACCCATGAATACGAGCACGGTTGGCAAAAAAATGGATTTTAATGATAAAATTGGAATCAATTAAAGATTACAACCCAGTAAGTAGTAAGTTATGAATCTAAACTATTACAAAACTGAAACTGAGAAAGTATGTAAATCAAAGGGGTGGGATCGAGCGGGTATAGATACAGTGTGGCTCCTCTTGACGGAAGAATTTGGTGAGCTCGCTTCAGCCATTCGTCAGCACAAAAATACATACAAGAAGATGAACCTCAAGAAGGACCGGGGCACTGATGTCATGATGGAGATGGGAGATGTATTCAGTTACCTCTTCCAACTGGCACACATGTTGAATATAGACCTAGATAAGATGTGGGAAGAACATCGGTCTAAAGTGCAGACTAAAAAATATAATCTGAAGTAGTAATAACAGTGATGAGTAAGTTTATGCTCAGCGATGACGACGCCATCAATGACGTAAATCCATTTGTCACACACGATTTCTCCCTTCCAGGGGGTGTGCGACAGACGGGTAATTTTGCAGATTTTATCGAAGTCAAGAAAGTCAGCGATTTGGGGGTTGTAGAGAAGAGTGTCTTCTGCAGTACTGGTCTTTGTGAAGATCAGACGGAGCCACGTGTCATGAGAAAGAAGGTACGCCCTCACCGCAATATCGATTGTGGTTTCACGAACACGAAAAGCGAGCAACAATCAGTTGTTGTCGGCGTTTCAAACAGGCGTATTCCCTATTTTTGGATTTTTTTGGTCATTCTCATCCTCACTCTAGTTCTATTATACGTAAGACGTTGAAGAAATATTCAAGTCGGGACCTCTTCGTACAACTTTGAATAGCGTGGGGTATGTAATACTTACACATCATTCTAACACATTCCATCTGCCAAGCACTCTCCATATTTACACGGGGTGGTTGGAACGTTGGATCCAGAATCTTCATAGCGTGGGCAATGCGAACCCACGTTCTTTCGGTTTGTTCATACGCGAGGACATTGTCGAAAATAAGTTCAGCCATGCGCTGCCTCACCTCTAACGTCTTCTTGACCATCGTATCTAGAAACTTTTCATAGGGAATCGATTGCTTGGAAGATTCCAGATACACCCAATCCGCCAGGGGTTCGGTGTTAATATAGTCGGTATAGGTTGCGTAACCCTTACCCTTCTTGTATCGTTCATATGTAATTTCAACATAAGCGAGATCTGACTCCACGTCGTGTATAGATTTCGCAGACTTGATAAAGGAGGTCATTACCTTTATTTAAATTTTTCTCTCTAAGTACTGTATATGGACGAAGTTGTGCTCCTTCTCGTACTATTGATAATGTCAAGTGTTTTTTTGGCACTTGGTGGAGCTGTTTGGGTATTTACCAGGCCAGTAGAGGGTGACGAGTGCAAAGGTGAAGACCCAAATGCCGAATACGAGATTGATGACAAGGGAAAATGTGTGTTCATTAAATGTAAAGGGGGTTACGTGGATGATGGTAAGTCATGTGTAGTTCCAAAGGAAGAGGAAGAGGAAGAGGAAGTATTCATCTATGATAACAGTGAAAATTTTGTGTATGAGTTCATCGTGAATGAAGAGACTGAACGACCAATCCACATCACCGATATTGAGGCTGATGGTGTCAGGGTGTCGAGTGAACAGCTTGAAATAAACCAGGAACCCAAACACGCTAAGTGCAACAGTAAAGCGGGTAAATATGAATGTGAGGGAGACAATTATGGGATTAATGACCCCGAACCAGCAGACGATCCACACATGAAAGACCTTACTTGGTCTGCTTGGAAAGAGGGTCAAGGTGAAGTTGGAGACAAGGTGTTCACTATCACCATGCCCTCGAAGGTTTCAAAATTCACCATTGATTATTTCAGACCCAAGTTCGTCCCGGGATGGACGATTAAGGAGAATGGTACCGAAGTTTTGTCCACATCGAAGGGTGCTAATAAAGATAAACCCACTCCAACCGTGGTGGAATACATAATTCCCTAAACGAACGCCTAAGTGATCCCATCAAAGTACAGAAAAATAAGTCAAAATGTATTCATCAATCGCCAATAACAGTTTTTCGTATCTCCTCACCCTCGATGAGATGCGAAAGGCTCTACCCGACGAGACCAGACCCTCTTGGGTGAAGATTACGACAATCACGATGGTCTCAAGATTTGAGAAGGAAATTGACATAAAGCGTCTTCGCAGCAAGTTTGAAGAAGTTGGGTCGTACAAGATGCGACGCAAGGGAACCACAATCGACGGTTTCGAATGGAAGCTCAAACCCACAACCTTCTACAACCAGGTGACTCTCACCTACCATGATACCTACAGTACCAAGTCTGTCAAGGTGTTCCCAAATGGGAGCATCCAGGTAGCCGGGTGCTGTGACCTCTTCGACTGCAAACGCATCATCACCCAGATCGTTCATATTTTCAAAGTCTTTTTGGATTTGGAAATCGAAGTCTCGGAGAATTCTTTTCGGGTGGTCATGATCAACTCCAACTTCAGTCTCAACTACAACATTAACCTGTTAAAGGTTGCGGATTGGTTCGAGCGATACAATGATATCTTCAAAGTATCATTTGAACCAGATAGGTATTCGGCGGTTAAGATCAAATTCAAACCAGCCCATGAGATGAAAGAGATCACATGCAGTATCTTCAGTACTGGAAAGATCATCATCACCGGTGCAGAGACCCTGAAGGAGATTGCTTTCGCCTACAACATCATCAACCAGCACATCAACGAGAATCCCGAGATTCGGGTCTCACGCACAGAGGAAACCGATGTCTTTGACATTTATTTGGGATACAGGTGTGATCCATTCGTCGAGAAACTCAGAGAGAAGGGATTTGAATCTTGGATGAAAACAATTACCAATAGACAAATTAATTTCTAATTAGATAGTAACAATATGTCTCAGCGACTTGGTATGGCCGATGGTCGATGCTTCACCGTGAATACATCTGCGCAACTTTTTAATAATTATGTGATGAAACAAAACGGTATCTCTTTCGAGGACAACTACTCGTACCGCCAGCTTCTCCAAAAGCAGGGTCCGGAACTCATGTCCAAGGTACAGGAGGAGCAGGGTAAGGGAAACTGCATAACCTGTGACAAACCCCTTCTCAAAGTTTCGGGTATTTACTGAGAGAAATCACGAAAAAAACTTTAGAACCTTCCTATAGAATGTCGACATGTTCCATATGTCTCAATGAAGTCAAGGCGACGAGGAGTAATCCGCCGATTCGTTGCGGACATGTGTTTCATTCCCACTGTCTACAGGAATGGACAAAAAGAGGTAAGAACACGTGCCCCACGTGTAGAAAGGTATTCGATGCTTCCCAGTTTAAGATTGTCGTTTCGATTCAGAACAATTACACAGCAGCTTCAAACTCTGTGTCATTGAATGATGAATCTATTTTCAGTGTGATGGATCTATTTGATTTAAACTTTGACGTTCATGATATGTTAGATTTAGACAGCATTCTTACCGACTTTGGGGTGAGTCTTGCCGACTTTGATTCCTCTATTTTTGACACAGAATGAGCTACAATACCTTTCATAGTTTAGACCTGGATAGTTTCGGGAAGCTTTTCGAGGATCTTTGATGACCTTTCCCTTCGCATCAGCCAGAAGTGGTCCAGTTGCCCATCCACGCTTGTGACTGAATACGTTCGTCCTAAAGACAATTTGCTTACCAACCCTGAATGTACCAGCCCGCTTTATCCGTGATTCAGGAATGTTAAAGAATTTTGCCACAGACCCGATAGTATCCCCCGGCTTCACTTTGTATTCTACGACACCATGCTGCTTGTAAAAATGAAAGTCACCTTGACGGATGTAATTGGTGGGCCTGCCAGGGGACACAAACATCATCACCTTGTAGTACCCCTTTTTACACTTTTCAGTCGGTCCAGCCTTGTAAATCTTCTTTGGGTTGTCTGATACGACGCGGTTTGGGAGACCCGTACAGTGGGTGTAGTTGTGATTACCATTAGAAAGTCCAGAACGATCCCCTGGAATGGACTTTTGCCACCTGTATGCCTCATAGTCACCCACGGCGTAGGCGTAACAGTTATTATTCCCAATGCCAGTCTTGGTCCCCCACCTTCTATTTGTAAATTTACTTTCAGAACCACTGAGAGGTGGTCCCTTCATTTGTAATTGATACAGAAAAAAAATATCCACATGTAATAAATGATTCAGGAAGTTACCAAAGCTGAAACCAGATCCGATGCGCTCACCGAGTTTCTCATGTTCGTACTCGTCGTGCTGATTAGCACCTTCCTCCTTCGCCTCGTGTGGAACCGTTCCCTCGTGAAGCATATCACCGTGCTCAAGCCCATCAACACCATGCTTGATGCCTTCACACTCTCCCTCGGTCTGGCCGTCGTCCGTGGTATTTAAACTTCACTGTACCCAACGGTCTTTTCACCTTCAGGGCTCACCAGGGTGGGGTAGCCATTCATCCCCTTACAGTCTTCCTTGTCGCAATCGACAAAGGTGTGGGGTTTCCCATTTTTCTTCATGTAGTCTAACTGCTTCCGAGTCCAACCGCAACCCATGGTCCCGAAAACAGCCCACTTCTTGCCGTCCTCTACGGGCGCCTGACTAGTTTGCATGAGAATTATGACATCAATGATCGCGAGGAGGATGAGAGCAAACATATTTTATTATAGGTAAATATTAAAATGCCATCAACTGTACTTTCTATGGGAAACAAAAATGTCACGCTCAAATACACCAGGAAAATGCCCCGTGGTGAAGTTGAACGGATGAAATCATTCGTCACTAAGGATGGGGTGAAGCTCACCAAAACGCCAAAGTTTAAGATACTCTCTGAAATTGATGAGGGTACGAAGAGGGTTTTTAAGGTTGACAAATCTTCTTTTTGAGTGCATCGACTCCATCTTTATCTAGTTTATTTACGAACTTATTAATGTACCTATTAACTTCCTTCTTTGGTGTGGGGGTCTTAGCCTTGGGTGCGACCGTCTGAATTTTAGGAACTGGACCCGTCCTCCTTCGAGCTGGACCGGCTTTGGATTTAGCTTTATTAGCCGCAAGTATAGCTGCAATCCTTTTAATCTTCTCTTTCCTTTCAGCTGTTGAAGGTTTGGCACTGGGCGTCTTAGTCTTGACATTGGGGAGAGTCTTAGGCTTAGTCTTAGGCTTAGGCTTAGGGGCGATCATTTTGAGAGTTTCATCGAGAGTCTTTGATCCATTTGGTCTGTCCGCATCAGTTAAGAATGGGTGAGTCAAAATAGTCTTGAAGGAGGGAAGGTATTGCTTAAGGAGATTGGGGCGTGGAGGTGTGAGCAAAGACCCATCTACGGTATATTTCCCGTTAAACTCGAGGAACTCTTTGTCGGGTATGAGTTGATCAATGAAATTTTTTATTTCTCGCTCCTTACCATCCGCAGGATATTTCACTTTACGATAAATGGCATACAAGAACTTGTGAATATCATAGTAAATCGTACCTGGACGATCCTTATATATACCCACATACTCGTATCCACCATCGGCAGTTTCTGGATTTGGCATACGACTGGACCAGTAAGATAGACCAAAATCAATTATATGAGCAGTCACACCAGCGTTTGTACGCTTATACTGTTTGATATTCGGACCACCGGTGTCAACTTTCCAAGTGTATTGGGTGGTGAGGTCTTTTGGATTAACCATCACGTTACCTCCATGTAAATCACGGTGACGGAAGTCTGGGTATTTTTGGTTAATTCGGTAAAGATTATTAAAAACCTGTACGATTACAGACTTTATCGCACCAAGAGATGGATTAGTTTTCCACCACGAATTAAAGGACATACCATTAAGAAGTTCCATGTAAATAATATCCTTAGGTTTGGTGCGTCGTGTTGGTGTGATGACCCTTCCGTCATTGCGTATTTTTTGGGGTGTTTTATTTTGGATGGGGCACTTCTTAAAGAGATACACCTCTGGAACTGCAAACTCCTTTAATTTCTGGGCAACCTTGAATTCAAACTCGAAGGCGCCAGGAACACTCTTCGATGTATCTATCTCCTTGTACGCGACATAGCGACGACCGTTATCGTTAATACTTCCACGGTACGTCTTACCAAACTTACCTTCACTTAGTGTCATACCCTTTCCCGTACGCAGGGTTGGTGAGTTGTAAGCAGGAACTTTCAAAAAGTGTTCTGGGATACAAGCCTTCTCACCTCTGAGTAACTTCTTTAGATTACTCTCAATGTTAGACATACTTATTGGTAAGAAGTTATTTTCAACTTACCAAGAAGGAATTGGATTTTTTTTTTGATTTTTGGGACTTAGACATCAACATCCTCATCGAGATCTTCCTCAACATCAATGTCCTCTTCGGGAAGGTCGAGTCCCTGGAAGGCGAAGGAGGGAAGCTTAGCAGACTGCTCGAGGAGGGTCTGCTGAAGGCGGATAGTCACGCCAAACTTGTTATCGATGAACCAGATCTGGTTGAAATCGACGATGGCGACGCACTTCTGCCCCTTCTCGATGGTGTCAAGAGCCACTGGTTCCTTCTTCATCGTGTAGGCCTCTGGAACAAAAGTTCCATCAGCCTTTGTAAGGATCTTTAGCTTGATGGTAGATGGATACTGCTCCTTACCGGGGCGAACCATGGGCTTGTAGAGTGCCTCCTTGAGGACAGCGACGTTAAACTCCTTACCGAGCCACTCCTTAGAGTTGGCGGCAACAGTATTGACGATGATATCATCGAGCTCCTTGAGTTTGTTGTGGAGCTCCATCGCCTCGGCGTTGTCGGGGTCGAAGGATAGATCGAGAGAGTAGGACGTGCGCCCGGTGCCCTCATCAGTAAAGTTACTCAGTCCATACGGAGAACGCATGAAAGGGAACTGAACGTAGAGCTTCTTGTTGTCGCCAGTGTTGAGATAGACGGCTTTACCTCCATTCTTGTTTTTACGAAGTTTCGAAAATTGCACAGCGGCGGGAGAGAAATCGGAAGAGCGTTGGATAGTGAGCGACATTGTTGGTTGGTTATATCTATAGTAGGAACTTTGACTTTAAGTAAGTTTTTTTGTTGACATATTCTAAAAGTATTATGGGTTTCTTTAAAGATTGTGGATGTGGCTGTAATGGCGAAAAGCAACAGGAGAAGTTTATGATTTCGGTCATTTCCGGTCTCACCTTCTTCATCGTTGCGAATCCCGAGACCTTCCGTCTCGTCAGGCGAGTTCTGGGACCCAGGATCGCCACCCCCACGGGGTGCCCCTCTACGATGGGTCTCCTCGTGCACACACTCGTCTTCATCCTCGTCGTGTGGGGCATGATGAACATCAAGAAGGAGGGTACCACCACCAAGAACGGTGGTAGGTGTGGGAAGAAGGTTGTCGTCGAACCCCCAGTCCCAATGGTGGAGGCTCCAGATGCTGAGCCCGGTTTCGCCGAACCCCAGATTGAGCTTACGGATACAGGTGGTAATCTCGCCCCAATGGCTATCAATTCTGATGGAGCTCTTTTCTAGATTAAAAATCTTCGTCAAATCCAATATCATCCGAGGTGTCATCCATCTTCCCGTAGTCCCCGACCCTCTTCTCGAAGAAGTTGGTCTTCCCATCAAGGCTAATATTCTCCATGAAGTCGAAGGGATTCTTGGAACCCCAGATTGGGGGTTGTCCAATTTGCTTCAAGAGACGGTCGGAAACGTACTCGATATATTCGGACATCTTCTCGGAGTTCATCCCTATGAGATTGCAGGGGAGGGCATCCAAGATGAAGCCTTTTTCAATTTCCACAGCCTCTCTAACGATGGCGTGAATCGTCTCTGTGGAGGGTTTGTTACGTAGGAGCTTGAAGAGTTCAACAGCAAACTCCTGGTGGAGACCTTCATCCCTGGAAATGAGTTCATTTGAGAAGCACAGCCCGGGCATCAGTCCCCGCTTCTTGAGCCAGTAGATGGCACAGAAACTCCCAGAGAAGAAGATCCCCTCGACACAGGCGAACGCGAAGAGGCGTTCAGCGAAGGTTCGGGACTTGGTATCGAACCATTTTAGGGCCCAGTTGGCTTTACGCTTTATACAGGGGACGGTTTGTATAGCTTCGAAGAGGTGTTTTTTTTCAGTAGAGTCTTTGATGTATTTGTCTATGAGTTTAGAGTACGTCTCCCCATGGACCATTTCATTATGGCATTGGTATGCATAGAATGAACGAGCCTCGGAGATTTGTACCTCATCGGCGAAATTGTTATTGATATTCTCAAAAACAATTCCATCGGAGCCAGCGAAGAACGCCAGGATATACTTGATGAATTTTCGCTCATTGTCATTTAAATTTTTCCAGTCTTCCATGTCACTGGATAGATCTACCTCTTCCGCTGTCCAGTTGGACATTTGAGCCTTCTTGTAGAGTTCCCAGAGCTCGGGATATTTCAGGGGGAAGACAGTAAATCTATCGAGTGTTGGTGCTAGTATGGGTTCATATTCATCTTCAATGTATTCCTGGTATTCAAAGTAGTTTCCGATATGACGTCCGTCAATAAATATTTGAGGGTAAGAATCGACACTACCACCGCATAATTTTTTTAGTTCCTCCTTTTCTATTAAAATTTTTTCGTATTCGAGACCCTCCGCCTCACTGAGGGTCACCGCGTGGTCGCAGTACTGGCATCCTTCCTTCGAATAAATAATAACTTTCATCTGTGATATTATCCCTGATATTTTTTTGGTAGAAAACTCTAAGCATGATTGTGCCAACTGAAATAAACGAAAACGATATCGTAAAACTACTTGTCAATGAAGACGGAATTGAAGACCAAATGTACGGGGTGGTTGGAATGAATACTGGCCTGACCCTCGGGGTCCGGTACCTCAACCCCACTGAACTTATTTACAAGTCTGCATGTGTCTATAAATTAGATGACGGAGCCCTGTCCCCCGCTCCTTTTGAGAGTTTGATGGAGCATCACCCAAGTGGTACGACGTTCAAGGACTTGGAGATGAAAGATTTGGGGGATGACATGTTCGCCTACTATTCTGAGATTGACGTTGAGGATACAGACAGTGATATTTACGACGAGGGGGAATCTGGTTCCGATCTCGATGGATTTATCGTCTCCGATACTGAAATTGGGGGACAGGACATCAATCCACCCCCAGGACATGAGAGTATCGATAAAGAATGGGAGGGGTGGAAGCCCTCAACATCTGGTGGTAAGAGCTTCAAGGAAACTGTTGATATGATTGAAATGCACGTGAAAAGCCTAAGTCTGTAATGCGTTTGTTGAAAATTTAAAAAAGGTTGTCACATTCAAAACAATGCTGGCAACTATATGGTCTGAATTAGACGCTCTATTACCTAAAAAAAAAGAAGAAAAGCCAGTGAATATAAATATATGTCGAGAATGTTCAGGAACTAAAATTTTTTCGAGAGAGGGATTACCCACGTGTTCTGAATGTGGTCTCGTGGATTCATATTTTGTCGATGATACGGCTGAATGGACGAGTGGGATGAATGACGATGGGAAGGTGAATGATCCATCGAGATGTGGGAATCCCAACGCAAATCCTGAGCTATTCTCTCAGAATTGGGGTAAGGGGACGATCATTTCTACACAACGGGGTTCTAGCTACGAAACCAAGCGGATAGCGAAGATTAATTTTCACATGTCTATGAATCACAAGGATCGCTCACTTTTCCACGCGTACAAGGATATAGATGAGGCGTGTCATTCACTCCCGGATTCGGTTTTGAAAGATGCAAAGATGTTTTACAGAAAGTTCAATGATGAAAAGCTCACGAGGGGGGCGGTACGTTTGGGGATGAAGGCGAACTGTGTGCTTTACGCATGCAGACTCGCCAAGCACCCGCGAACAACGAAGGAAATTGCGGATATGTTTGGTATTCAATCTAAGGATGTTAGTCGTACGACGCAGTTATTCAAAGACACGATAGCAGGTATGACTGAAAAGAATTACGTGACGAAGGCGTTTGATGTGTTGCAGCGTCTTTTGAATTCCTTCACGGTGTCCAAAGAAGAGCGTCTAAAATGTATCAAGATGTGTAACGCCACCGAGGATTGTGTGGATCTAATGAGCAAAACACCAAATAGTGTAGCTTCTACAATAATTTACATGGTATTGAATCCCAATGTAACAAAAAATGAAATGTGTGAAAAGTGTTCGGTGTCTGTACCGACGCTAAATAAAATAGAAACAATCATAAAAAAGCACTTAGAGTTTAAAAATGTATCATAGTATATGACTAAACTTTTTCTTTCAACGCCATGCTATGGTGGTTTATGTTTAGAGAAGTATATGACTAGTATCATCAAGCTTCAAATACTTTTAATAAAAGAGGGTATTCAATTGTATCTCGATACTACAGAAAATGAGTCACTCGTCCATCGCGCCCGTAATGTATCCGTTGGTCGTTTCATGCAAAAAACAGATTGTGAATACTTCATGTTCATCGACGCCGACATCCACTTCGATCCCGAGTCCGTCGTTCGTCTCGTAAAGTCGGGGCACGATCTCTCTGTGGCGTGCTATCCCAAGAAGGTTGTGATGTGGGATCAGGCTGCCGATGCCATCAAGAGGGGTGATGAACGCGACATGTCCATGTTGTCTTCGAGTCTCGTAATCAACTTTGGTGCCCAAAATCGTCCCATCACCAATGGATTTATTGAGATCCTCGATGGACCTACGGGTTTCATGGTCATAAAGCGCTCGGTCTTCAAGACCCTAGAGGAGAAGTTCCCGGAGCTTTGGTGTAAAAACGATCACCAAAATAGGGATTTTGATGACTATCATGCGGCATTTGACTGTATGATTGACCCGAATACCCGTAGATATCTTTCAGAGGACTATGCGTTTTGTCGTCGTTGGCAGCAAGCTGATGGTAAGATTTACGCGGATGTAAATACAACTTTGGGTCATGTAGGAAATTTACCATTTGGTGGTTGTATGAATGATAGGCTTAAGGGTTAGACTTCTATGATAGTCATGAACTTGGCTACCATTTTAGTTACCCGATCCAAATCATGCCATGTGAAAACACTTCACGGGATTCTCCGTCTCAATATAAAGTGTCTTCAAAAAAATATCAACAATCAGATTGTTTACGTAAATGATGATCCATTTGAGAAGGCTGATGTCATTCAGAAGTGTATGAAAACCCACGATCGAATTATTTTTATTGATTTTGGTATCGGTGTAGATACTGATTCCATCGATCAATGTTTCGAGAAACATGAAAACGTGGGGTGTCTCGTGTTCCCAGGTGTGATGGAGGGTGTAGATTGGGATATTTTCAAGAAGAAGATCAAAGAAAATTCTACAGAACCCGTATCACAGATGGGTCTCCATTTTGATACAGAACTTGGAATGAAGATTTCGAATGATATTTACCGGGTAACCTCTACGAATGCCCGTGCATGGATGATGAACACGAAGAACGTCATCAAGAACATCAAGGAAAAGAAGACGGGGTCATGGAAAATTCACCCCAAAATGTTTGAGAAATTTAAAGAAAAAAATGTACGAATCTATGCATTTACAGCAGCTAAGTTGATCATGACTTATACACATGAATGTGTCAGTAATATACTGAACGCAGCTGGTGTGAAAGTAAATTAAAGTTTTCGTTACAAACTAAAATATGTCCACCGGAATGTTTATAAAGTTAGACACACCACTTTACAAACACGTCGTTAATTTTATCCACACCTGCTGGAAGAGTAAGGATTACTTTCCGGGACCCCAACCTATATCGATTGAGCGACGACACTTTCCCATCCTCAAAGGTGCCGAATACCTGGTATGTGAAAAGACGGATGGTGAGAGGTATATGATGGTTGCTCTCACGTTTGAGGGTAAAAGGAAGTGTCTATTTGTCAATCGATCATTCAACATGTTTGAGGTTCCAATCAATCTGAAAAAGGTGGCTTACGAGGGGACCATTCTTGATGGGGAGCTTTACGAGAATACACTCATGGTCTATGATGCGGTTTTCGCCAATGGGGAGCCCGTGTGGGATTTAAATTTACTATTGAGACTGGAGGCGTGTAAGGTGGTTACAGGTTCTGTCATTTACATGAAACAGGACATGTACCGTCTCAAGGTCAAGACGTTTCACCGAATGGCGGACTATACCACTTTTTTGGATGTATATCTCCCAACGGTGACCCAACGAATTGATGGTCTCGTTTTCACTCCTGTGAATGAACCCGTTAAGATAGGGACACACGAGACGATGTTTAAGTGGAAACCCAAAGAGAAGAACACGGTGGATTTTCTCATGAAGAAGGAACCTTCATGGGAAGTACCTGGCACGGTTGGGGGTCCTCTAGCTTGGAGACTCTATGTACAGGAAAGGGGGAAGTTGGTGTTTGAATCCGAAGTTAGTATGGACTTGATGAATGAACCATGGTTCGAGGAGGGGGCTATCGTTGAGTGTGATTTTGTGGATGATGGGAGGCGCATGTGGTGGAGACCTCTAAAGAGGAGGACGGATAAGACGCACCCCAACAATAGACGAACGTTCTATAGAACGATCGTGAATATTAAGGAGAACATCAAGATTGAGGAGTTTTTAGATTGTAAACCATAAAATAGAACCCAGCTTCTTCTGGTAGTGGGTGTTGTTTAATAAAAGTATCATTTATAAAATGCCATTTGCCCCTACATTTGACGAACGACGCGTAGTGTCCATCATTCTGACCACCCTCATGTACAGCGGTCGCCACGAGATTGTATTCAAATGAATCGATCATAATTGTTTCTATAATCTTGATGTGACTTTTTCGATCGAATGAAATCATCAATACTTGGGGAAGTTCCGAAAAGAGTGACCGGGTAGTAGCCACGTTATGAACCTTACCCTCCGTGTCCTCAAAGTTTTCTAAAACACTCCAATCCATACTCTTTCTTAGCATATCCCCCAAATCGTTTCCATCGGAAGTCACCAAATGAACGCTGAAGGGTTCTTCATTTGTCGTCTTACCACCGGGCCAGATTGTTTCTTGACATTTCTTTCCATAAAACCACGGTTTAATAAATGGTCGGGAACGCTCGATAATATCTATGATACAGAGAATTGCCTCCTGTGTGTCGTGTTGCTGTCTAAGTTTGAAGCGTGGGAACTTCTCCTGGAATGCCGTCAGGAGGGGTTGAACACTCAACTGTGATTCGCCCCTCATCCAGTATCCGTGAACAAGTTTGGAATATTCATTGGTGAATGAACACTCACCATCGTATGGGTTTTTTATAAAATAGTTTGTGAGAACTGGGATATGTAATAGGCATTGAACGGCTGTATTGAAATAACACGTATTTCCGAAGTTTTCAAAACCCTTCATTATATTTTACGTTCATAAAAGGCTTAAGAGAAAGGCGCAATATGTAAATGTAAAATGGATCTCACCAACAACGTTCTCCCGATTTTCGAAGCTCACAAGAATGAAGGTGACATTGAAATTGAGATTCGACTTGGAAAACATAATGGATCTCTTTTCGATACCAACGTCGGTAAGGATACCTGGAAACGTGTTCTCAGTGGTTTGAAAAAATTTGATGGTTGGGAGAGTGTAAAGACGACCGTCTCTGATGTCTATTACAACGACGCGAACAATGTTCGCATCACCTGTGACGAAGAAACTGGGGACCAAACGATGATCCAAAAGATTGGTGTCATCAAGCAGGATTTCAAACGCTCACCCCTCGACGTCCGTTTCTGTGTGGCTCGAGAGATTCCCACCACTGGTGAGTACGATATGGACCGAAAGCGTAACAAAACGAGACACTCCTTTGTCAGAAAGAACCTGAGCATCGACATGACCATCTCTCACGGCGATAACATGGATATGGATTCAGAAGAAGAGGCGACATTTCAAATTGAACTTGAGATTGTGAAGCCTTCTGACGTCGATTCCATTTACAAGTTTCAGAACATCCTCCAGAAGATTGACGACTTGACGAAATTAATTCCACCCTAATAATAAATGATCTACATCATCGTAGCTTTGGTGGTGTTGGCGCTCATGTTCGAAACACGTAAAACATCTACGGAGGTTGAGGGTTCTGACCACTTTTACATAAGTGATGGTGCGTCTAAGGATATGTATCTCACGATGCACAGGGATGGGATGCATCGTGACATGTTGAAGAGGTTTGTTCAACTGGAGAATAAATTCCTCCAAATCGAAAAGATATCGGTGTGTTCGGGTACGCCAGGCACCGTCCAAGCTAGCCTTTTGTCAAATAAAATTAAAGATCTATTCCCAGCCTACAACTTCTCCTACCACACAATTCACTTGAAACAAACCGCTGAACCAAACAAACTCGTCAATCGTCGCATAACTTGCACATAGTGAAGAGTTTCCGTAACATGTCCCTATGTTTTTTACTTTCAATGTGTTCATAATTATCTATAACATACATGATGAGTTCGTTGTCATCATCGGTCCGCGGACGACACAGCTGTGTGCACTCCTTCTCCAGTAGTGCACACCGCCGCCAACTATTTCGACCCACTTTGATGTAATCGGCGGTAACGTAAATGATCGCATCGAGGAACTCCTCCTTGGCCATTTCCATCCAAGAATTTAATCGAGTTCCCCATGTGCGCGTATCATCATTTACCCTTACCCCATGATTATACTTTCTCAACCCGAGCTCGAGCCGGGATAAAATTTCTTCCACGGGCGGCTTGGTTCTGTCCATTTGCGTTCACGTTAGCCCTAAACTTTAACCAATATTTTCTATAGTCGTCCATCTTCTTTTTACTTGGGGGGGTCTTCTGATTCATGATGTAGTTGGCAGCCGCACGGCGATAGTCATTTTTGAGACTATTCGCTATACTCGTGACATTTACGGTGTTCATGAGATACTTTCTTTCGAGTTCGCGGCGTCTCTCCATCTTCCACCTATTGACAACCTTCTTTTTTGTCTCATTTATATTCTTCTTGAAGGGGACACCCATTTTATTACCCCTCGTAATGGCATTGAGAGCCGATTTCATGTTTCGCACATCTTGGTTAATATTGGGTTTGTACCTCTTCACCCATTTGTCACCATAAAGTTTGGTGATATCCTTACGAATCGAGTTTTCATCGAGACCCCGTTTCTTCATGACTTCAGCTCTCTTCACACCAACTTGTGTAGTTTTCTTTTCTCTCTGCACCTGTCTCTTTGTGGGCTTGGGTGGAGCTATGGGTTTGGGTTTAGGCTTAGCCAGGTTGTTTCTAACCTTCTCAATCTTTTTACAGATGGACTTTTTAGTTTCCTTCTCATCAAGGGTGATTTTAAGAATCCCGGCGACGCGAACAAGTTGTTCCTTCGTCATGTCCGTGCAAATTTTACGACCGACCCGGAATGTGTTCCCAGTTCCAACGAGTTTTTTATTATTAACGGTGACATTCTCTTTTCCCGTTTTTTTCTTGATTCTCGCACAGATCTCATCTTTAGTCGCAAGCCTGGAACCACCTTGGGTTGTTATTCTAAAATTCACAACACCCATGCGTCGCGCCAGATCCATGAGTTCGGATTTCTTCATCCGCGCACACATTTTAGAGTTGATCATGATAGCATTTACCTGATTCCTGGTGAGTGTGCGTTTTGTGTATTTCCTTTTGGAAACGGATTTGGACTTGGGTTTGGGTTTGGGTTTAGACACTTTGGTCTTGATACCCTTTTCAAACATACCCGTCACCGTGATTTCCCCTCTGTCATTAAGATCCCGGACAAATTTCTTCCCAAAGTCGTACGAAGCCAACAAGTCACTGGGATTTTTCGCACCCGAAATCTGGATGTTACCACTCCCGGAGAGAATGAATTTGGTATCTCCAAAGTATGCATAGAGGAATGGAGCAAGTTCTGGTTCATAGCTGACTCTGGTCATACCGTACATTGAACTATTTTGGGCAATTCTGGTCAAACTCTTGAATGTACCGTTGACTCTAAACTGACCACTTAGATTATTGTAGGTGAATGGGTTGTAAAAAAATGGTTGTCTATCTGTGTATGCATTGACCATGAAACGACGAATGAGTTCAGGTTGATTGGAGATATTGGTACCAACAAAACCACCCGAGAAACGAATCTTCCCATTTCTGTAAAAATTGACGGTTGCACCTTTACTCTCAATATCATTCGATAAAGTGAGCATAAATTGAGCACTATGAAAATCCTTATTGATATCACCTCTGGGACCACTTTCTTTTGTATGAGAAAATCCAGTCTTAAATTGTCCATAGATACCCTTGATCTCCTTGGTGTCTATATAAAGACCCTCACCAATAGATGTTCTACCTAGGGGTATTTTTAAGAGTATTTTCTTAATGTCAATCAATGTATCTTTCTGACCAAAACCAGAATCCACGGTGGCGTTGAACATACCAGGATTGAGTTTGCTAATTTCAAGATCCTGACGGGGACGCGGCGTCGACATCACATCGGTAAATTCATCACTGAGGGGTTCATAAGTTTGATTATTAATTAGGTTTTCCTGTAAGCGTTGTGGTACCTGTACTGGGCGCATTGGGCGAATAGGGGCTCTAAAAAATGAAGAAGCTCTGGCGACACTTTCCCTTCTTCTACTTGCTTCCCGTTGTGCGTTCGTTTCGACATTCATAACCTCCTCGAGTTCTCTCGCAAAATTGTCATTAGAATTCGAGTTTGGACTCTGAACTTCTACACCAGATTGTCTGACAAACTCCTTGACACTCTGGCTCATATTACTATTTGGGAATATTTTTTTTAGATGTCGTCTGTAAAAGTCAGATCATCGGTAACTAGATCCAAACCATATATGATGGGTTGGTTCTTCAAGATTTTTCCATTATACTTTACCGTTTCTACCCTAACCTCGATATCCCTGGAGCTGAATGGTCCTGCGTAAAAGTCTCCATGGAACTTGTAACTACCGAGGTTGTTTTCCCGGCAGTGTTGGTTGAACTTGGCAACAAATTCCTTCTGGGGGACGAATTTATCCTCACCGAGTATGACGTAGGTTGATTCCAGGAAATTTGTAAGGCTACTAGCAACCATGGCCACCTGCTTTTGGATCTGCTTGAAGTAGGCGGGAACCGCATTCCAAATATCCCTGTTCCTATATTTGTTTGAGTAGTCTAAATACCCACGCACACACTTCAGGAGAATTATAGGAAGTTCTTTGTGAAGTTTTTCCTCGAGTTGGGGATCGGCGTCCTGCACCTGCTTCCCAAAGTTCCATGGGAGAATACGCCGAAGTACAGACCCCGAGTTGTCCCTCCAGTTGGGAACCTCGTTACCACCTAGAACACCTGGTACATTCCACTCAATAGATACCGCAGTCTTGTTCTTGACTGCAACAGATACGTCTTCACCCGAAACGATGGACTGGAACTCCGCCTGTTCGAGGGCAAGGTCACCTTTGACCTCTGGGGCGATGAACATGAAGGAATCTTTGATTGCGGAAAGCCCAAACTTCTTCTCGATGTTGTTTGAGAGTGTCCCGACATCTTCAGCTTCGTAGAACTTCTTAAAAACTTTCGTGATCAGAGTGGATTTCCCCGACCGAGCGATACCCTTGAAGAATGGGATAACCTGCCAGCTGTCGAGATCATTCACATCGAAACACAGCCGACCACCCATGACATATGCCCAATTACACACCTCATCCTCGAACTTCTGATATTTCAAAATAGAGTCAAACCATGGTGTGGGAATCTTCGTCCAGTCCTCGATGTGAGAAAAGTCGTCGAATTGTTGATCAAAGTACTTGCACGCGACAATACTCGGGTCTAGACATGCATATTTGTCACTTTTATAGGGATAAAATCGACAATCATAAACACCTCGATCGGGAATCCACTCCTTACCGACAAAGACACCATTCTTGAATGACCACACATGGCGTCTCTTTTTAATTTCGGGAAATTGTGGATCATGACACTTTGAGATGTTATCAACCACATCTCTATAGATTGAACCCTTACTCGTGAAATTCTTCCACGTCGTAAAGTTACTTTCCTTTTTCGGGAGAGAATATACAAAGTCCTCGATGGGAAATACCGGATTCCAAGCTCTTGTGCTGAAACCTTCGACCGTTTTGATTTCTTCACAACATTGACCCTTGTATCGCCGAAACCCAGCACGATACGCCTCCGTAAGGGCAATCATGAGACACTTCTGAAAGGGTGTAGTCTTTTCGATTTCCTCTTCATCCATCACCGAGGGATCGGTATGGACACTCACCACCGGTACTTTAGTTGGGGCGACGACTCGCTCAAAGGAAATTTGATGACGCCGAACATTTTCAAAACCATCTTCAATCTGTAGGATGATATTGTTGATTCGCTTGTTGATAGAAACCTCATCGTCTTGGGTGAAATCCTTTTTACGAACTTGTAGGTGATTCGTCATCTGAATCAGGTAAGAAATCATACGGTTCTTGATGCCTCGGATAGCCTTCACGTCAACTCCATCTGGAATGGGGATACCATCTTCATTGAAGTTATCTGGGTGGATAAATTGATGATACCCCAGCATGGTCGCACGTTTCCTACAAGGAGAGTACCCATCTTTGCTATCAAGGTACCACTTAAATTCAAATTCCTCAATACACTCTAAAATGCCTTCTTCATTCATTGACTGGATGTCACGTTTCTGTAGTTCAGTCAGAGCCTGAAACATGTTGGGTTCCTTATCAATGAAGTGAGTTGTTTTCATCTATAGTACATACGAGTTTTATCCTTAAGCCGAATTCATTTTGCTCAACATTTTTATCAAAATTTTATTTTGGGTTTGAAGTTGGGTTGCAATAGTAACAAGGGCTGAGCAGACCGTATCACCATCCTCCGTGGCCAAGAGGGAAGTCATGAGCTCGGCGATATCTATACCCCCATTCTCCGCGAAGTCTTCATCCTCAACCTCCGAAATATCCTCGTCGTCATCTGAAATAATTTCACCCTCTTCAATTTCTATCTCATTTTCATCAGGGTGTGTCGACATTTATGTTGGACTGAGAAATTTTGGGGTCGGGAAATGCGCATTCCCCCAAAATTATTTTCTCCACCTATAGTACAACAACTCTCAAAATGGCCGGTGGTCTCATGCAACTCGTAGCATACGGCGCCCAGGACGTTTACCTTACCGGTAACCCTGAGGTGACCTTCTTCCAGGCGAAATACAAGCGCCACACCAACTTCGCGATGGAGAACATCGAGCAGACCGTCAACGGTACTGCCGCGAACTCCGGTCGCGTGTCCGTCACCGTTGCGCGCAACGGTGATCTTGTCGGTGACATGTACATTGAGCTCAAGTCTGTGCCCTCGGGTACCCGGACTGCGGTGGCGGTTGACTGCAACTTCGTCGCGGAGCGTGCGATCAACAACGTCGAGCTTTCCATCGGTGGTCAGCGCATCGACAAGCACTACCAGAAGTGGTGGCGTCTGTACTCCGAGCTCTACCTTGATGAGTCCAAGAAGCTCAACTGGGGTAAGATGACCACTGCGGGTACCGGCAAGGCTGTCTACCTCCCCCTCGTCTTCTTCTTCAACCGTAACCCAGGTCTCTACCTCCCCCTCATCGCCCTCCAGTACCACGAGGTCCGCATTGATTTCGACCTCGCGTCCGACTTCTCCACTTACCTCAACACCGACACCTTCAAGGTCTGGGCCAACTACGTGTACCTCGACACCGAGGAGCGTCGTCGCTTCGCGCAGAAGGGTCACGAGTACCTCATCGAGCAGGTCCAGCACACCGGCACCGACACCATCACCTCCGCCGGTACCAAGCAGGTCCGCCTCTCCTACAACCACCCAGTTAAGGAGCTCGTCTGGTGCTTCTCCAACACCTCGTCCCCCAACTCGCTCTGGAACTTCTCCAACGCGTCGGCCGAGACCAACGTCATCCTCGAGTCCAACCCAGATTCCATCGAGAACTCCAACGCCTTCGTCTCCCCCGCGGCGTCCGGTGCTCCCCTCCTCGCGGTCGGTGCCGGCGACGGCATTGGTGGTGACACCCGCTTCACTGAGGAGGCCTGTGGTGTCCTCAACACCTTCAAGCTCATCCTCAACGGTCAGGACCGTTTCAAGGAGCAGAAGGGCAAGTACTTCAACCAGGTGCAGTCCTACAACCACCACTCTGGCTGCCCCGTTCCCGGTGTGTACTCGTACTCCTTCGCGCTCAAGCCAGAGGAGCACCAGCCCACAGGCACCTGCAACTTCTCCCGCATCGACAACGCGCAGGTCCAGGTTGTTGCCCACGACGCCGGTGACGCGACCTCCATGCACATGTTCGCGTGCAACTACAACGTCCTCCGCATCCAATCCGGTATGGGTGGTCTCGCCTTCTCCAACTAATTTGCTTACTGCATTTTAGTATAAATATCGTCACAAATCAAATTTTAAGATACCCAAATATCTTAAAATTTGTCCATGAAGAATAGGGGATCGTCTAACGACGAGTATGATGGGGATGGAGTGGGTGTGGGAGTTTTGTAGCCCTTTTCATTTATAATTTCAGATGCCGTTTCCTCATTGATTAGTTTTTTGATTCGATTTCTTTCATCGTTGAGTTCAATAATTCTTTTTGCACTATGTATGAACGACTGGTTGTATAGACCTTTGTGATTTAAAAGTCTCAACATCTCCCTAAAGTCCCAAATTCCACGATTGACATCTTTTAATTCCGCTTTGTGTGATGTATCAAACTCTAACTCACACAAAAAGTTGTATTCATTTTTTATATTTCTGAGACGTTCCTCCCCGTCTATCATTTCCATTTTCAATTCGAGAATGGTAATTTTATCTATTAGATCACCGTTGGATATTTCAACTTTCATTAAAGAAATGACACATTTAAACTTTATATATGATCAAACGACTTCTCGACCTTTTTGTAAAAGTGGAAAAACCCATGTTAGGGCGTTGGAAAGTTAAAACATGTGAGGACCTGACCACCTCTATAAACTCGGTCTACCAAAATAGAGATCACTGTGGTGACGTGATATGCAAGACCCCAAAGAAAGCTTCAGAGTATAAGGATACGCGCGGTAAGTAAGTATGTACGAAATCTACACAGATGGAAGTTGTCTCGGTAATCCTGGACGCGGTGGTTGGGGTGTGGTTAGTGATCTGTTTAGGTTATCTGGTAAACAGGCTGACACCACCAACAATGTCATGGAAATGACGGCGATTCTCAAAGCCCTCGAGGAATGTTTGAAGAGAGATATCCAAGAAGTTTGTATATTTACGGATAGTCAATACGTGAAGAATGGTATCACTTCATGGATTATAAAATGGAAAAAAAATGATTGGATAACTTCCACGGGAACACCAGTGAAAAATAAAGAGTTATGGATTGCTATTGATGAAGTGCGTAATAAATTAAAGGTTATTGACTGGAAATGGGTAAAAGCTCATAATGGTGACCCTAAAAATGAAGAAGTTGATACATTAGCCTATGAGGCTGCGGGTGGAACCCCCAAAATCAAAACCTCAAGTGGAACGAAGAAGCAAAAATTTTACGCGGTTGTTAAAGGATGTACCCCAGGTATTTACACTACTTGGGATGAGGCTAAGACGCAGGTAATTGGATATCCCGGTGCGGTCTATAAGTCTTTTAAAACCGAAGAAGAAGCGGAAGAATTTATGAATATACCTAAATGTTCCGTTTGAAGAAAAAGATCACGTTAAATCGTTTGGTGGAAAATGGGACCCAGTAAAAAAAAAGTGGTGGATATCGGAGATGGAACCAGAACTTGAAAAATATCTTGATTAATATTAATTGCAATGGGTGAAGAGGATGTGCCCCATTGTTGGTGTAACAAACAGGAGAAGCTCTTAGTCAAATGGGCCGAAAAGGCGGCTGGATACCGCTGGCTTCACAATCACGCTAGGTTGTATTACAAGAAGCAGAACGATATGATGGCGTATCCAACTATAATCATAGCGAGTCTGACCGGTGTGGGTGGTTTTGCTGTTTTAAACCCAAATGGTACCGTCGAAGATACAGATACACAGAGAAGAATCGTAATATTTCAATACATCTTTGCATTCTTAAATGTAGTTGGTGGTATTCTCGCATCGATAAGTAAGTTTAGTCAAAGTCAGCAACTGACAGAGGCACATTCACTCATGTGCATTCAGTATTCTAAATTTTATAGAAATATTGACATGGAACTTTCTCTCGAGAAGGAGCATCGGGTAGATGTACTCGAATTTGTTTCAAAGGCTCGGGAAGAATACGACCGCCTATTAGATGACGCCCCCGACATCCCGTCTATTTCGATACACGCGTTCAATGAAGAATTTCCTGACAAGGAACATAAACCAGATGTATGTAACGGCTTAAGCATCATACTATGTGACACACCCACACGGGGTGCGAGCGTTAGCGCGAATCTGGGTGGTCGATGGTTCGCAAAACAGAAGAGGACAAGTATGGACATTGGATTGAAAGAAATAAATGTTAGTAAAGAATAAATGACACCCGCTGATAAATTTAGACTTGTTATAACTGTCACATTGTTGTATGGGTTTATTTACAGTATGTTGGATCCAGAGGAGTTTGGCTTCAAGACGGCTCTCGATCCTTACTATTTTTCTTTCACGACTATGAGTAGTGTGGGTTACGGTGACTTTAGTCCCATTACGGGACGTGCGAAGATGTTAGCAATGACCCAACAGGCGTTTATTTTTGGTGAAGTTGTAAAAATAATATTTTCTAAATCCAAGAAATAGATGAGACTACTCATCCTATTGTTATTTACGACATGGTTTTTCTTATATGCAAATCATTGCCCGTGTGAAAAACCATCTGAAGATTGTTTCCGAACAGAGTTTTACGGGTTTCAGTACAGTCACTTCTTATTCTTTGCCCTACTAGGTACCCTCTTTCCAAAACAATTTTGGTTTTGGATCACCCTAGGTGCCGCATGGGAGGTGTTTGAATATTGGCTGTCCTCCAGACCTGATCTTGTCAAGAAGTTTGGTGGATGTTTGGTCGAGTCGGACCAAGAAACCCCCCTTTGGTTTCGTCGGGTATATGCGGGAAAATCCAAACATGAAAATTTCGTTGATCGCATGTTGGGTATTAAAAACTCTGAAGAACATACGTGGCATTACTCAGTTGGAGACAATCTCACGAATGTTTTAGGATTTTTGGTAGGAAAAAATCTGTTTAGATAGTATATGATCGTACCTATACTATTTTTCATAGGCTCTATAATCAATGACATATACGGAGTGACAGGTCGAAAACGTGTGTGTAGGGAAGAAACGTCTACAACATTGTTTATTCATATGTTTCATACGCTCATAATGACATATGCACTTTTTAGTCCATTTTATCTCAAGGATTATATCTCCAATTTAATGTTCAATTTAACAATGTTATTCAGCTGGTTTCTCACATCAAAAATTAATGAAGGAGAACCACTATGTGCAATAAGTAGATTAGAGGGTAGAGTTTGTGAAAATGATGAAATCACTCATACGAGTCTCCCGTGGTACTACCCTGTCATCGTGATAGCCATCGTGATATACGACATCTATATGTTGTTCAAAGCGTAAAACTTTTCAACTTTTGGTTTGAACATGTCATAAAATTCATCGGTGTTATCATCTTTGACATTAAATAACCCATTGGGCCAATTTCCTTCAATGACATACGCATCTTTACAATCAACTAACACATCCCAACCAATACAAAAACAATCTGCGAAATCACGCTTATGAAGCTCACATAGTTTTTTTATCGGTTTATGTAATTTTTTGTATTCCCCACACATATCACCACTACACATTTTGACGTTTCCACCCGTCGAACCATTGGATGTCACTTTATTATCATTTTTCAATTCCTCTACTGATACGAGCTCTCCGTCATATGTCGTCACTACTCGAAATGATCTACCACCTTTATGCCCACATGCGTCAATTTTCTCTTGTATGAGGTGATTGTTTTCGGTTGGTCTTATCTCATCACCTTTTATGACACGTATACCGATTCCTCGTAATCCATGTTCAGGTTTTGATATATATTCAGCGTTTGGTAATATGGGTTGATACACTTGGTATGGTTTTGTAGTTGCATATAATTTGGGTGTCTTGACACCATTTTCATTAAAATAGTCATTCCAAAACATTTTACTGCTCATTTCTCGACACTTCTCAAAATACTTATCATGATAACAATAAAAATTTAATAGGGTCCCATCTGAAATCTTGGTGATTTTATGTCTATGATAATAGAAAGGCGACAAGAGGATATCTTTAAAACCCTCACCAACGGCAACATTATCTTTAGGTACACTCATTGTATTTCTCAAACCTCCCCGTGTGAAAAATTTATACAAGATGGTTCTTTCAAAGTGACTCATGTTGAGTATAAAAAGTACTATATATATGAGCACTATTACAAGTATGTATTTCAACATTTATATGCACTGACATTTTAATTACAAGCTACAAAAGATCTAATCACGTCTATACTGTCATCTCTCCAATACACAGTCTGTGTAAAAAATAACGTCATCTCGGCATCCCTATATGACAAGTAGGTACCTCTATACTTTTCATATATTTTAGCAACCTCCTCGAGGTTATCGTCACACCATTCGACCACATCCTTGTCGGTCATGTCGCGATGGAGACCCCTTTCAATGAAATCAGCAACCTCATCGCTGAGGGGCATCTCGGTCGTAACGGTACAATCGTCGTAGTCCATATTTACTTGTTTGTTTGTTTGTTTTTTAGAATTTACTTAGGTTAAAGATTTCGATGATATGTAGTATGTGGGAAGTCCCACCGTTATACAAGTTGGTTAGTAACATAACCAAGTTGCACCGTTCTTATAGCTCAGTTGGTCAGAGCGTGGTGCTTATAACGCCAAGGTCACGGGTTCGAGCCCCGTTAGGAACAGCTTTTAGAATGAGTTTTCCTCATTGTAAAAGTTGAAAGCCTAAGTCGATGTTTACATTAATATAAAATAACTCCAAAATCCAACTACTCATTATCAATTCGACAAAAATGCTTGCGCAAATCACTGCCACGACCGAGGATCTTCGATCTATTGATTATACCGGTGCGAAAGTGACCAATCTGTATATGGTCAACATTGACGATTGCCATGTCGGTATTAATGAACCCGTGACGTTCAAGGATCTTCGCAAGTACATTTTGCAAACTATCTACACACCCGATCTTCTTAAAGGTGGCTTCGGGATTTCTGAGACACCAAAGGGTAACCATTGGCACGAGACCGAGTTTGTTGGTGTTGTTGATGGCACAGATCTAGAAGAAGTTGAGATATACGACGGCCTTTGTATGAAACTGTATATGTATGACAAAAATGCAAACGGTGTCATGGACGATGTGTTTAGGGCATTGCCTATGAATCATATTTACTCTTGCAGTATCAATATCATTCTAAAGGATGGACGGCGCGTGACTATCACTGATAATTTCCCCAATACTGAGAGGACGTGTGGATGGAAACCCGAATTTGTTGATTTTGCGACAAAGTTTGTTATGGCTTAATAGCCCCATTTAAGCTCATTGGGTGTAGCTGTGGGGTACTGCCTCGAGAAGAATTCTTTCCTTTCGTGATCGTTGTGCCCAATCATACTTTGATGTGTGCGATCTATATACATGTAGTCTCTTAGATCTTTGTAATACACACGGCAGCCTTTTGCAATTAAATCTTCGTGTTTCATATCCACGTGGTTATCCATAGGGTAGAAATATTTGACGTACTCCCGCATGTTATTAACATTTACGAGATAGCATTTGGTACTTGAAATCCAATTGACCTTTTCAAGAGTTCCCTCCTTAGTATCGGGGAGTCTCGACAAACAGTGGAAAAAACACATATCAAAGTCATTCTCTTTTTCATCGATAACACCTTGGATTTGCTCGTATAATTGATCAGACTTTACTACGACATTGTCTTCAAAGATGACTGCGTATTTGATACCTTGACGAAAACACCTCTTGTAAAATTCCATGTGACCCATGAAACACCCGATGGCACCCAAATTGAAATAGGTAATATCGGGTCTCCTGATTTCCGGGTTATAATGCATCTCTATAGCCTTTTCAAAGTATTCGGGTTCTATATGTTCTTCAAACTCTCCGGCTATACTAATTTTTCTTGTATCAGGTCCATAGATGACTTCGATTGGAATGTCCTCTCTATGATTTTCGAAAAATCGTCGTTGTCTATCTTTTTCATTCTTGACGGTGAGGAGAAAACATCTGTAGTCATATTTCTCTTTGGTACGTGTTTTTAACAATATGTAAATGACCAATACTATCAAAATGACGAATAGTATCATACCTACTTAAAAATTAGAAAATAATTAAGAGTATGGATACAGATACCCTCATCAACTGGTTAGGTCTGGTGAGCGCTGTGCTTATTTCAATTATGTTCGTGCCGCAAATTGTTCATGTATATAAGACCAAAGACACCCACGCGATTAATTATACCTTTCTGGGTCTAAATGTTATGGCAAGTATTCTGGGTCTGGTGTATTCCATACACTTTCATGTTGTGCCGATGATCGTCGCGAACACCTCCGCTGGTCTTTTTTCCGTCTCTTTGGCTGGTATGAAGTTTGTAAATGGACTTAAAGAAGAAACACTTGAATATGATATATCCACTCCCGACGTGTAGTCGGTCGAGTACCCACCGCTCCTATGGTGTAGTTGGTTAGCACTGTGGTCTTTGAAACCACCAACAGAAGTTCGAATCTTCTTGGGAGCTGTTTGGGTGGAGGGAAGGACCGGTGTCCCATGTAAAGGGCAAACCCATCTGGAATGGGGGCATCGGTATTGCACCAACCTAACCTGAAACCCTAACCAGTGAATAAACGTTGATGGAGCCGACGGGGTGAGGAACCTTAACCGGTCTCAC